TCTGGATGCTGTTCAAGCAGCAATCCGCGCAATTGTTGACGGTGGCGTAGTCCAGGAATACCGGATTGGCACCCGTAATCTGAAGAAGTATGACCTGCCTGATTTGATTCAGCTGGAGGGCAAACTGAAGGCTGAAGTCAAGCGCGAACAGCAAGCCGAGCTCATTGCTAATGGCTTGGGCAACCCGCGCAACATGTTCGTCCGCTTCAACGCCTAAGCCATGGGACTCCGCACTCGCGTTCGCAACTTCTTGGGCTTTGGGCGTCAGCAGCCCCAGCCGGCACCACGCCGTCGCTCTTATCAAGGCGCACTGATCTCTCGGCTTACTAATGACTGGTTAGCGACGCAAACCAGCGCCGACGCTGAGATTCGCACCAGCCTGCGCAAGTTGCGTGACCGCTCTCGCGAGATGGTCCGCAACAACCCTTATGCGCGGCAGGCCAAGCGGACCACCCAGATCAACGTTGTCGGCACCGGCATCAAGCTTCAGTCCCAGGTGCAGCAGGTTCGCGGCAATAAGCGCGACGACCGGATCAACAAGCTGATCGAGTCCAAGTGGGAAGTGTGGACTCGCGCTGAGAACTGTGACGTCAGCGGCCGTTACAGCTTCCACCAGCTTGAGTGGCTTGCCGCTGGAGCGCTGCCCGAGTCTGGTGAGGCAATTTTCCGCATTGTTCGCCGTCCCTTCGGCAACTCCAAGGTGCCCTTGGCGCTTCAGCTTCTTGAGAGCGACCTGCTCGACGAGGAGTATCAAGGCGGAACGCTTGCCAAGACCAATGAGTGGCGCAACGGCGTTGAGGTGAACGAGTGGGGCCGCCCCGTGCGGTACGCCTTCCTTACTCGTCATCCCGGCGACTACTGGTTCCAGAACGCCCCTCAGCGCAACGACAAGCACGTCTTTATCCCTGCTGCGGACGTCATTCACCTGTTTATGCCTGAGCGTCCCGGTCAGAACCGTGGGGTGCCTTGGTTCCACAGCGTGATGGCCGACGCCCACCAGCTGCAGGGCTACGAGGAGGCCGCGGTGGTCCGCGCTCGCGTCGCGGCCTCGATCATGGGCTTCATCACCAATAACGAAGGTGAGCTCATTGCGGACGACATCGACAACAAGCAGCGGGTAAGCGACTTCGAGCCTGGTACGTATAAGTACCTCAGTCCCGGCGAATCCGTGACTGTGCCGAACATCAACTCGCCTGACCAGCAGTTTGAGATGTTTGTCAAAAACAAGGTCCGCCGTTTTGCATCGGGCTTTGGCTGCTCCTACGAGACACTTAGCCGCGATTTCAGCGACACTAATTACTCCAGCTCGCGCTTAAGCCTGCTTGAGGATCGAGAGCACTGGCGCGTCATCCAGAACTATCTGATCGAGAACTTCCACATGCGGATCTTCCGCGAGTGGCTCGGCCTTGCAGTACTTAGTGGCGAGTTGCCGTTTGCTGATTACGAAGGCCGTCCTGAGCGCTACGAGACGCCTCGCTGGATGGCTCGTGGTTGGAGCTGGGTTGACCCCCTCAAGGAAGTCAAGGCCTATCGCGAGGCCGAGCAGGCGGGTTACATGACGAAGGCGCAGATCATCGCCTACACCGGCGGCGATTACGACGACAACGTCACCGAACTGGCCCGCGAGCAAGAGCTTGCGCAGTCCACTGGTGTCACTTTGGACAAGGACATCCTTGATGCGGCTCCGTCGGCCCCGGATGTTCCACCCGAGCCTGAAGCTGCTCCACCTGCTCGCGCTAAGTCGCCAAGTCGTAGGAAGAAAGCCTAAAAAACTTCGCCGATAGACTTGTGGCAGCCTGTGTCAAAGTTCCTGTGGAAGGCACAATCGACATTTTTCAATTCGATGTGACTTCCGGGGACTTTGGCGAGCGTCCTTACCCGAACGAACACGCAGCTCGTTTGCGTGACCCTTCTCAATATGACCGCTTTCGGCGGGCTAATGATCGGGGTGGTGCGGGTGTCGACTTCATCTTCGGCATTAAGGATGGGACAGCCGAGCTGCAAGCGATTCGTTTGAAGCTCAGTCGTTTCACCGCAGCCGAAGCACGCGAGTGGCTCAGGGACAACGGCTACGAGCCACTCGAATTTGAACCAGCTACCAACGAGAAAGCTATGGATGCTGAAATTCAGCGTGCAGAGCCTGATCAGTTGAAGGTTGGCGACTACGTGTCTTGGAATAGCTCGGGTGGCACAGCCCGTGGCCAGATCGAGCGCGTGGAACGCGACGGGAGCATTGATGTTCCCGATAGCACCTTCACGGTCAACGGCACTGCAGAAGATCCTGCGGCTCTAATCGCAGTCTTCCGGCCCGAGTCAGATGGCGAGGGCTACATGAAAACCGACACCCGCGTCGGCCACCGCTTCAGCACCTTGAGCAAGATTGCGCCTCTGCGTTCTCTTGAAGTCGAGGAGCCTGCTGAGGTTGAAGAGGTGGTCGAAGAAGCCCCTGAGACTTCAGTGCGCGACATCGAGGGTGGCAAGTACACCCGCACCGAAGCGACTGAGTTTCGCAGCATCAAGGAGCGGACTTTCGAGTTCCCCTTCAGCTCCGAGTACCCCGTGGCCCGCTACTTCGGCAACGAAGTGCTTAGCCACGACGAGCAGGCTGCAGACCTGAGCCGTCTAAACGATGGTGCGCCTCTGCTGTTCAACCACAATCCCGACAAAGTCGTGGGCGTGGTGGAGCGTGCCTGGGTCGACGGCGAGAAGAAGCGCGGCTACGCAAAAGTGCGTTTTTCGCGTAACAAGTTCGCCCAAGAAGTTCTTGACGACGTCAAGGACGGAATCCTGCGTGGGATCAGCTTCGGCTACGCCATCAATCAGATGGAAGAGCGGGAAGGTGATTTTGTCGCGACCAGCTGGGCACCTCACGAAGTTTCGGTTGTAAGTATTCCGGCGGATCCCACAATTGGGATCGGCCGTTCACTACTTTCCCCTGAACCGATTATGGATGAGGTCTTGCAAGTCACTGAGCCTAGTATTAGTGACGAAGTAGCTTCTCCCGCTGCACAAGTAGTGGAAGAAGAAACGACACGCCAAGCGGCCGACACCGCATCTATCCCCATTCCTGCAATGGAAGAAAACACCCCCGACTTGGAGGTGATCCGGTCCAAGGCCGCTGAGGCCGAGCGGACTCGTATCGCCGCCATCAACGCACTGGGCGCTAAGCACCAGATGCAAGACCTGGCTCGTGAGCTGATCGACGGTGGTCGCACCATCGACGAAGCCCGCGCAGCCGTCCTCGACAAACTCGGCTCTACCCCCGTGGAACAACCCATCCGCTCGACCGACGTCACCTCCAACGACGTTGGCCTGTCTTCTCAAGAGACCAAGCGCTTCAGCTTTGTTCGCGCTCTGAACTACCTGGCCAACCCTGGTGACGCTTCGGCTCGCCGCGCGGCTGAGTTCGAGATCGAAGTCGGCGAGGCCGCCGCTAAGAAGTACGAGCGCTCCAGCAACGGCATCGTGGTGCCCAACGAGGTGCTGCGTCGTGACCTGACCGTTGGCACCGCAACCGCCGGTGGCAACCTGGTCGCCGATGAGCTGCTGTCCGGCTCCTTCATCGACCTGCTCCGCAACCGTCTCGCTCTGGCTCAAGCCGGCGTGACCATGCTGACCGGTCTGCAGGGCAACATCTCTATCCCCCGTCAGACGAGCGCCTCGACCGCTTACTGGGTTGGTGAGAACGCTGCTCCCACCGAGAGCCAGCAAGCCATCGACCAGGTCAACATGACCCCCAAGACTGTGGGTGCATTTGTTGACTACAGCCGTCGCCTGCTGCTCCAGTCCTCCATCGACGTCGAGGGCATGGTCCGCAACGACCTGACCCGCGTGATCGCTCTGGAACTGGACCGCGCTGCCATCTACGGCACCGGCTCTTCCAACCAGCCCCTGGGCCTGACCAACGTCAGCGGCATCGGTTCCCAGACCATCACCACCTTCGGCACCTTCGCGGAGTACATCGGCATGGAGACCGATGTTGCTGCTGCTAACGCCGACGCTGGCTCCCTGCGTTACATCGTGAACGCTTCTGCCCGCGGCGCCCTGAAGAGCACCGAGAAGGCAACTGGCACCGCCCAGTTCGTGTACGAGAACGACCAGATCAACGGCTACCCCGTGATCGTGTCGAACCAGCTGCAGAACAACGACGCTCTGTTCGGCGACTTCTCCATGATGATCATGGGCATGTGGTCCGGCCTGGATCTGACCGTCGATCCCTACGCCGGTGCAACCGCTGGCACCGTCCGCATCATCGCCCTCCAGGACGTCGATGTGGCCGTCAAGCAGCCTGGCGCCTTCTGCCTGGGCACCTGATCTCTAGGTGAGATCTGACCACCGCGGAGTAACTCATGCGAGTTGAAATCCTGCGGCCGGTAATGATCTCGGGGGAGCCTGCTTCGGCGGGCTCCTTTGCCGAGGTCAGTCTGGCCGACGCCCAAATGCTTATCGGACTCGGCAAAGCCCGCAAGGCTGAAGAGCCCGAAGCTGCTAAGCCTGAACCTAAGCCTGAGCCCCCGGCCGAGGCAGAGGTCAAGCCTAAGCGCACTCGTTCCACTGCCCCCAAGGAGTGAGCCATGGCCCTTCTTTCCCAAACTCTCGACAAGCTCAGCCACCTGGCCTTTGCGCCTACGGCTGCCCGCACCGCTGATCTCGACGGCACTGCCGTTGACCTCAACGACTACGAAGGCGACATCGTCGTGATCCTCGACGTTGAGAACGGTGGTACTTCCACCCTCGACGTCAAGTTTCAGTCTGCCGACACTTCCGGCGGCACCTACAGCGACATCACCGCTGTTTTCTCTCTGGACGGCACCGAGCAAGCCTCTGGCACCGTTGCTTTCGCCCAGGTGAGCACCTCTGCTTCCAAGCAGTACATCGCCTTCCCTAAGTCCAGCGCTAAGCGTTGGGTGAAGGCTGTTTCCACCACCTCTACTTCTACCCACACTTACAGCCTCAACGCTGTGGCTGCCAAGAAGTACGCTTGATAGCGGATGTCGAACGGGGCCTCAGGTTGCATTAGTGACCTGAGGCTTTTCTTTGGTTATGATTGCTGTAGCGGCTGCCATCTAATGCCATTCGGATACGACAGCTCTTTTGATACCGCAAGCCTTGAGGCGCTGACGGCTCCTGGTGTCACGGCAGCGCAGAAGAGCACTGGAGCGAATTTAAGCTTTCAGGT